GTCAAGATTTACATTAACGTTTGCTGCTCCAAGATTTCCTTCTATTATTCCGCCCGTGCCTGTTACGTTTATTGTACTCATGCTATTGTGCCTCCTACGTTTCTAATAGAACTTACATTCGTAGTCGTTGATTGTGTATATTTTCCATCTGTTAATATTGTTAATGCGCCAAAGTTGCTTGTTGCAGAACCGCTAGTAGATGCATCGATGTGAGCTGCTAATGACCCTCCACCAACACCCACTACAGTAAGTCCTTTAAAATCTAAAGTATGTGTATGGCTGTTTTTTGTAAGTACTCCTTTTTTAACAGTTACATTGTTCAATACTGTTAATGTGGTACCAGATTCAGGTTCTAATAAAGTCATATCTGTAGTTCGATTCATTTCAATTTCTAAATTATACATTTGATTTAGTTTTATCTTTGAATTTGAATTAAAATTAGGAGTTTCAAAATCAATTTTTACAGTTCCATTATTATGCGTAAATGTACCTGCATTGTTTATAGAGTAATTACTAGAAGTAGAAGTAAGTGTAGTAGTTCCGCTTGTTGCATCGTACTTACCATCACTATCTATTGTAAGACTTCCAAAAGTAACTGAATCATCTCTACCTTCAAATATTGCTGTATTTGCTGAACCTGAACCATCTCCTATTATTACATCGCCTGTTACTGTACATTGATGTGTTGCCGAACCATCCGAATCTAACAAACTAAATTTACCTTGATTTATTAATAAATTTCCTGCTATTGGCGGTTTGTTATCACCAGTAGGCCGTGCAATACAACTTGCGTGGTCTATAATCAGATGATTGCAATTACTACTTGAAGGCCAACGTAAATCCGTATCTGCTGGCGTTTGTATTTTTAAAATTCCACCATTATGATTATAGGTTCCTACAATATCTGTTGCTCGGCCATTACTTCTTTCACTTGTTATTGTGGTTGTTCCGCTTGTTGCACTATAGGTTCCTCCTACTGCAAGACTTCCAAGACTAATTGCTGAAGCATTACCTGTAAGTGTTCCATCTATAATTGCATCTCCTGTTACTGTAAGCATTCTGTTAGAACCATCGTTGGTATCTAACGTTCCTGCTGTTATTGTAAGACTTCCAAGTCCAGTATTAGTTTGACCTCCACCAATGTGAACATCTAATGTAACATCGCAACCAGATGTATTAATAATTACATCATCGCCTGTTGCAGGAACTCCTGAAGGTGACCAATTACCAGAAACGTTCCAATTACCAGTTGCGCCACCATCCCAAGTCTTAGTTGTCATAGGACAACCTCACTTACTGAGACTATATTAGTGTATATAGGAGAAGCCATTCACTAAACTTGCTCCGCATAGACAATAACAGTCAAATCTGCGCCATTGCCTGTAGCCCTTACACATAGATGCTTTACAGCAGTTGTAGAAATAGCCTTCAATGCATTACTGCTAGTTCCAACAGTTATGTCGTCACCGACTTGTGTCCAATCAGAACCACCTTCTGTTGATGGCTCGTCTTTTAATGAACCATATACCTTAGCAGTTCCTGCCACTGAACCATCACTGTTGAATATTTGTATTGCATATCTGTTATACAATGCTGCATCAAACTTATCTAAGACTGTTGTTTCAGAGCCTCCCACAGCCGTCTCCGTATTGGAGAACGTCATTGCTGTGCGAGTTCTGTCTAGTCTTTTGCTTGTTCTGACGACAGTAGATGCCATCAGTCAGCCTTCCCTTTCTTGGCTTTCTTTAGCCCTTTCTTAGGTTTAGCTACTTCTTTTTTGGGTTTGGACTTAGCAGGTTTGCTCCTAGGTTTAGAAGGTTTGACGTGAGTCTTAATCCCAGCCCCAACTTTAGGGGCAGAGTTTCCCTCAACGACAAAATCCCTGTTAGCTTTGAGTTCTTCAGCGAGTCTTTTGCTTTCAATCTCAATCGATTGCCCAGCTCTCCACGTAAGCCAGCGCCCAGTAGGTAGCCTCCTGCGAGTAGACTTATTCCCAGTATAGGTGATTTTGACCATTTAATTAGTCCTCCAATCACTCTATGCCGTTAAGTCTCGGATACTACCGCTTGTGTCTCTTCTGTATGCTACTAGTTCACCAGCAGTAATGAATGCGTATTCTCTGCTTAGAACTTGTCTTACAGCCAAGTTAGTGTTGTCAACATAAGTTGTTGGTGCTGCAATTCTTAGTGCTAAGTTGTCCATATCTAATAGATACATTCTGCTTGCACCATCTTTTGGAATGTGCTGAGATAGGAAAATTGGTATTCCATCGTATGCACCGACTCTTGAATCGAAGTTCAAACCAGCTTCTCCAGTTACTCCGTTTTGGTTAGCTGCTGCTGCACCTTGTAGGTCGTATCTGAATGCTGCTCCAGAAGTTGCTTGCATTAATGCTTTCAAATTCTGATATGTGTCGTATCCAGTTAGAATTACTAAACTGTTGTAGTTTGCACCGTTTTCTAATAATGTAGCAATACCTGTGTCAATATCATCCAATGCTAATGCATTGTTAGAACCGTCATCGGTAAAGTGTGTGTATCCTGCATCAAAGAAAGCGTTGTTGGTAATATCTAATCCATACATATCACAGTCATCTTGACTGTTGGATGGAGATTGTGCATCTGTTACATAAGCTAAGGTAGCAGTTACACGGTCTAAGGATTCCATGTTGTTTCCTGCTTGACCTGCTCCAGTTGCTCCGTCACTGTTTGCTTCTACAGATTTTGTTAGCATATCATCAAGGTAGAAAGCGTGAGCTTCACCTTGTTCTCTTCTCATAAAAGCTGCTAAGTTACCAAGTCCATCATCTGATTCAGATAGGATTTCAGCTTTTGAGGACATTTGCCAAGGAGTTACAATTTCTTTTAGAGTTAGTGTAATCTCTTCGATTTCTGGGTGGTCAGTATCTGGGAAAGCTCCACCTTCTGCAACACCGTTGGTAGTTGCATGACGTGCGGTCAATGCTCTGAAACCAGACTGTGTCCATGCTTCTTTCTTCAAAAGTTTAAAAACTTCTGACTTAGTATTTAGCTGACTGAATACTTTTGCCCCGAAGACGGTGTTTAATCCCCCTGCTAGGCCAGTTGTATCTATGTTATCATCAGCTTTACTAATGCCGTACCTCTTGGATATACCAAGTGTTCCGCCGTAGTAGGCGTTTACATATTCTTCGAAACTCATTCCTGCCATGTTTAGTTTTCTCCTATTAATTCTTCAAGCTCATCCCAAGATTTGGTCATGTTGTTCCAATCTACGGAAGTTGCTTTTGGAGCGTCAGTTGCTGGTGCGGGTGTAATCTTTGAACCAGCATATACGGAGATTCCGTATTTCTTAAGTGATTTCATAACGACTTCTAAAGAAGGTTCTACTTCGGTTTCAGTTTCAGATTTCTCTGCTTCTTCTTCCTCTTCTTTTTCTTCGTATTCTGGTTTAGAGAGTTCTTCCATTTTTGCTCTCATTGCTTTCATTTCTTCTGCAAGCTCTTTGAGGGTCATTTCTTCTTCCTCTTCTTTTTCTTCTTCTTCCATCTTTTCAGCTTCTTCTTCAATGATGTCAGGTAGCTCATCAGCAGAAACTACTTCAACTGTAACTTCTTCAGATTTAACTTCTTCTACTGCTTCAGTAGCTTCGGTTTCCTCTGCTTTTTCGGTGCTGCATTCGCAGTCATCGCCTTTCTTAGTCATAACCTCTATTTTATTAGTTTCATTTATAAAGTTATTTGCTTTGTCGGCTTTTGCTAATGCAACGTCAGTAACGGTCGCTTCTATATTAGCTGGGTTATCACCTACCCAAGACACAGACCAAAGCCCCAAATCGTTTATTTTGTTAAAGCAAGTATTGGCTCCATCTGGACAAACTAAATCCTGAGATAATGTTTCTCCCCTGATACTACTAGCTCCTTTTGTTCCAAAGTCTTTGATTTCATCCCAGACCTTGTCATGCATTTCTAATTGATTGTGAATTCCATACTTTACTTTGATTTTACCATCATCTATTTTGTAAGCCAACGGTAAACCAATAGGAATCTCTTCATGTTGATAAGAATAGATTCCATACTTCATGTAGAAATCCATAGACTCTTCTAATACTTCTGTAGGAATCAAATCATTCTGTTTATCTATGATTGGTGCATTGATGTATGTTTCCATAACACGGTCATTGTACCATTCCTTTCGATAAACTTTCCAGTCACTGGATTTGGCTGCCATAACTGGATTTAGTATCGCTACTATTTATTTGTAACTGTTATGTCGGCTTTGGCAGTTTAAAGCACTATCAGGTACTGCCAGACCTACTACGCATGGGATTAGTAATCACCATAGACTTGACGGATGCCTTCGTTTGCTATTGTGCGTTGACGTACACAGTACATACAACCACACAATTCGCCACGAGCTGCTTTAGCATCACATAGGCGTTGTTGCCTGTCAGACTTCATGATTTTGATGCGTCTCAATTTGTTCTCACCTCCTTTGTTTTTGTCACGGCTTTTTCATAATCTTGTTGAAGCTCTTTAGCTTCTTTTAATGTATAACAAAAGGAGGGACAACCATTATTCAAACCATTCCATGTATCTATATCTAATCCTCTATCACATAGTTTATTGCGGCCATCACATTTGACAAATTTATTGTCTTTATCTTCTGGTCTTAGTTCGTAGCAGTATCCCATTATTCCCAAACCACTTTATTGTTTTTTACAATTCCACTTAATTGTATTGGATAATCCCATGATTCATCATATATTTGTTTTTCAATCCAACTTATTGGAATCATGTTTCCGTTTTTATCAGTCCATTCTTTACTGACTCCATATCCTTTTTTGTCATCATAAGATTTGTTCCAATCTTTTACAATACGATATGCGTGTTGCCAATTATAACAAGTATCGGAATCATCAACATCTCCATCTTCAGTATATTCATGTGGCGTATATGATACAAATCTACTCATTTATTGTACCTCTAATTGACCGTACATCAAATTCATGTGTGCAGGCTTGTAAATCAAGTTTGAGCTGTCTAAAGATGCAACATAGTATGCTAAAACATCAGAGTTTCCTGAAGATGGAACGTTGCCGTTTTTCATTACTTTTTGGAAAGTGATTGTGTTCTTTCCAGTTTTTACTATAATTGCCCAAAACTTTTTGCTTGAACCGTTTGCGTCTACAAATTTTGAAACATAGACGTATGGGTTTCCGTTTTTGCTTGTTTGATACATTGTTGAGTTCTGTTTACTCATACTATCTCAGTTACTAGGGTTATATAAAGGTTATCGGTGTGATTTGTAGCTAAAATACAAAAAAATCAGCTTTGTGTAGGATTATATAATCTACAGATTCTCTTTGAAGAACTCAGCCACTCTTCTTCGGTTGTTTTCAAAAGCTGGTCTCATGTATGGCTTAGGGCCACCATTGGGGCCAGTGCCTTCTGGTGAACCATATTCTACAAATGGTGCATATTCTACATTAGTACCAATTACTTTTACCAGAAACTCTCTTTTGACGTTAATAGAGGCACGTAAACGGCCTGTATCTACTGGGACAAGACGTTGGGCCTCCAGAGACATTGCGTCTGCTGTATCATCCAATGCTGCATCCATCACTTGCGGATGCTCTTCCGCTATCTTTTGTAAAGTAGATTTGAATTTGTCTCCGCCTTTAAGTGTAATTCCCATCAGTATCCTAGAACTTCATCTACTGTGGCATCGCCATACTTCTCTTTCCACTTCTTCTTAATTACCTTCTCACCTTGTTTGTACATTGCCATTCGTCTTGCTCTGTTAGCCATCTTACGGGCTACTCTGTCTCCTTGTTTCCAAGACAACTCATTTGTGCAAGCCTGACAAAATCCACTACTTAGGATATGTACAGACATCGGGCCTAATCTACATTTCTTACAACTACTCATCTTTCTCCTTTCCGTTTCCGTGATGACCATACTTTGCATTACAAATATGAATCTTAATATGGTCTGGCATTCTACTCATGGTACTCTCACTAATACTGTTCTTTGATTTGGGTGCAACAACGAGTTCCCCCGAAGGGTAAATCCATAGGTAGCACCGACCTGCTGTTGAAGAGCTATGAGGTCATCAATCAATAATCCCTCAGCAGGTATTTTGCTGCCCAGTTCTTTATGTGCCGCACAAGTCCTTGCACCCGAAGCAACAACTAATGTGTATCTAAAAGGCTTTTTGCGTACCTTTTCTTGCTTCTGATATGAAGCCAATCTACCTTCATTACTAATGTTAATCATCTCTGTTCTAGCAATTCTAGTTAATTTGTAAGTCTCTTGGTTTATTACTCTCTGCATTTCGGCTACAGTGTTAGGAATACTACGCCCTTCTACAATAGAATCTGCAACAACTTGATTTAATTTTGTAGACAAAACTGTTGACAACTCATTGTAGTTATTTGTCTGTACTTGATTGGATTGTAACGCCCGAATTGCATCCTCATCTACTTGGTCAAAATCTATCTGAAATCTATCTTCTTTAAATACTAAATTGGTTGTTTCTTGTTTTTCAAGGTCGTTTCCTCTGGCTTTTTTCTTATCTGCTGCATTTATTTGACGAACTCTAGCTCTTGCCCAAGAGTATCCTGCATCTCCGCCCCAAAGTAAATGTGCAACATATCCTGCACTTGGATTATTTTCATTGCCCCAATCCTTGCCTTCTCTGTCTGATTGATGTCTGTCAAAGAAAGCTTTCATACGTTTAACAGTTTTTGGTGACAGATTAACCCTGTTTTTTATGTCTCTGGCTCTGGCAACTCCTACTTCTGTACCGCCTCTACCAAATTCTCTACGATATGCTAATCCTTTTGCAGCTTCTTCTGCCATAGCTTTTGTAGGCTTAAAATTAATATGAGAATACTTGTCTTGTTTTTCTACAACTTTTACTTTATCTTCTAACGCTGCTGATTTGAATCCATGCAAATATGCATCTCGCATTTCATCATTTACTAAATCTCTTAAATCTTTTACCAAGCCAATCATAATCATTGGCAACATCTCATTCAATTCAGAATATGTTTTAGCAGACCTAAGTCTGTTTACTTCTCGTTTGATAGTAACTGCTAGATTTCTATCTAAGGCCGATACAAGTCTGCTTGTTCTCTTTGCTCCTCTTCCACCTGAGACGTTGGCAAACTTCCTGAGTCTGTTTCTGGTAATATTAGCTCTCCTTCTTCATCTAAATCTACTGTGATTCCTACACCTTGGAATGCAGCAATTACATCTGCTTTGGTTCTTAAGTTTGCTAAATGTTGTTGCTCATTACGCTCATCAATATCATTGAACACTACTTCCCAATCTGTAATCTTAAGAATATCTAACAACGGTTGAAAGAATCCTTTTACTAAAATGTTCTGTGTTTCTGTAATAGTTCTGTCCATCATAGACAACTGTTCGCCTTCTGCATTTAGTCCGCCAACTCCAGATACATCTCCAACTGCCAATGGCATAATTCCATAAGCTGAGTTAATATCTTGATTTATCTTTTCCATATAAGGAATCATACCTGCTTCTCCCTGACTTGGCATGATTGTAACAAACTTGGCTCCTGATTGTCCTTCACCAGAAGATATAATTGGTACAAAGTTAGGATTACGTCTGGTTTCTTCAGCAATATATTCTCCTAATCTGTTTAGTGCAGTTTCATCCAGATTAGGAATATCTAAGAATCCTTTTGGTGGTCTCTCTAATCTAAACAATTTGTTCTGATAGTTTTCTATTGCCAATGCAGTTTCTATCTTCTTCATCAATCCAACTATTGGCGATTGTCCGTACAATCTAGCAGTAGAACTGTATTTGTTAAAATGAATTATCTCATCCCTAGCAAAAGGAATATCTCCTTCAGGGTCTTCAAAAGTATATGCAACAGGTACTAATTTAGTTCCGCATTCTGCACAAGCTGAACCATTAGCTGTCTTTCTGCAAGTAGGACAGAACTTGTTTTCGGTTTGGAATTTACCAAATCTATCTGTATTGTATCGCATTTGTTTTGAGTCTTCAACCCATAACTGAGATACTTGTTTGCCTAGAATCTTGCCTGATTCATCCTTGACGTAATCGTAAACTATGGAAATCCATGCATCATCAAAGACTTCAAGCTGTCTTATCAATGCTTTACAGAACTCTTCACCTGTAATATCACTGTCTCCATTGCTTGGGTCTTTCAATAATCTTTCTAACAATACTTTTTGGTCTTCACTAGGATTCTCAACTGTCTGTTCTAATCTATATCCTTTAGCAACTGTCTGGGATGCGATACGATTAATTACAGTTTGTAAATGAGAATAGTTTATTGCTAAATTTTCTAAATGATGTAGATTGTAAATTGGGTCAATACGCATTGGCCCTGTACTACCCATAGCAGGAGCCATATCGTAAACTGGTGTCCTAGCTTCTTTCTCTATATTACCATCTAAATATTTTTGTAAATTAGATGTTTGTTTGGGCTTGCTCCTGAATCTGTCTAAAAATCCCATGCTACCAGTCTGGGTCAGACCTCTTTGCTCTAATAAGCCTTTCTCTATTATCGGCTTGATAAATGTAATTTTTAATTGCTGGTTCTAAAAATTTAGCAACTGTAACTCCATGTGTTTTTGCTAGTACTTTTACATCCTCTCGAACTCGGTTGTCAATTCCCTTAAGTTCGAGTCGGGCCATTATGATGACAAGCCCTCTACATCAAATTGGAAGTTAAAAAAATTTCTCATGGAATTTCTGGACCCTGAGCTTGTCATCGGTATTGACTATGCCCAGCACCCTTTATATATTTATTCTGAACTAAAATAATCGTAAAAATTATCTTCTCTCATCTTTCTTTTCTTCATAACTGCTGGGTCTGTAGGCATAAAAACGCAATCTGCTTGTATCTTCTGCCTTATTCTTCTAATGCTTTCTAAGTTAGGAGTTTTATTTAGTAAAGTCCAAAGTAAATCGTTAAAATTACGCTTTTGCTCATCTGTAGGATTTGATGCAATGTGGTCATAATAGATTTCTTTCATAATGCTGTAATACAATACTTTGTCAGAATTACGAGAACTAGGATTATCTTTTAAATGACGTAAAACTCTATCTTTTACTTTTTCGAATTCATCCATTTAATATCCTCTTTCATTTCTTTAATCCATTCTTTTGTTGAAGTTACAAAGTTATCTTCACGATTTACTTTGGCTAACTTAATTGTGATTGGTTCTATTCTTCGCATACTAAACATCTCCATCCTGATTCCATACGAATCTTGGGGCTGTAGCATTCATCGCAACGATATAAGACTAACTGTTTCATTCCCAAACTCCTGATATTGATGGATTGTTATAACAGCTAAAACAACAATTAACTTCAGGATTGTTTAGTGGCTCTTCACAATATACACAACAATTCATTCTTCATCCTCCTCTTTTTTGCGTTTGATAAATTCAGCATAAGCTTTTGCAAATGCTTTGTCATCTGGTATAAATCTGATTACTGTTGTCTTACCCATTTATAATTCCACCATCACCGTATTTTTTATCTAGTTTTGCTTCATATTCAGCTTCAGCTCTCATGGTATTTTCCCATTGTTGCCTTAGCATTAGGACTTCCGTGTATTCCCACTCAATCCATTCAGCTAAAGCGTGAACATCAACAACACGTTGATATTCGTCAAATGATAAATGTTCGTTAACTGAGTCTCGCTCTGTGCGGAACATTTCTATTGCCTCTTTTAACTGTGGCCCAGTTAATTTTTCCCATGCTTCTTTAACTGTATTTTTTTTGTGGAAACATAAATCTTTGGTTTTTCCAAAGTTCATTGAACAAGCCCCTCCATCTATTGACTTGCAGATACATTGGTTTTTGTTTGCGTTTTTGATTGTTGAGTTATTTTTGCTCATACCATATTAGTTTGGTAAGCATATATAAGCTTTTACCCTATGTTTTGTGCTTAGACCTGCCTTTTCTAGAGCTAAATTAGAATCCGAAAGCATATATAATTACAGCCTTTTTAGAGTCGCAAGTGAGTATAATGCCCAAGCAATCATTGTAATTAACACCGCCATTGCAAACCCTGCAATTATTTCAAGAACGATTTCCAACCATGTCTCCTACTATTGGCGTGTAAATCATATCCATCTTACATCTATAACAATCTAGCATCGGTCTCCCTTCTTTCTTGTTTTTTTCACTAAACATAAAATGATGCTTTTCTAAATGCCTATGCTCTTCTTCCCAACGCTCTCCACAAACAAAGCAATCAAATCTCCATCTCATTAATACCTCGTTTCAGGATAACTGTATCTGGTTGTAATCATTATCCCTAAATGTTCTCCTTTTAATTCAATAAATACTTTTTTTCTATCAAACAAACTTTGAACCTGTTTGCAAAGTACTTTAGTCAAATCTTCTTGAAATATTTTAGTTTCTTTATAGTCTTCTAATATTTCTAAAATAGTTTCTACCTCTACAAAGTCAGGCACATTAATTGTTACATCGTAATTGTTAATGTGACCTCCATTAGGGCAGATTGCCGTCATTTTTGTTTCGTGTATTATTTCCATTATGCCTCCAACATTGTTTGGACTTTAGCAGATTCCAATGGCCTAAAGCCATTTGGATTTCTTACAAAATTAGTAGAATCGATACTATCGGCTTTTATTCTTTTTGCCCATAGTACTCTTTTAAAAGTTCCAACTCTACCAATATGACAAGGTTTATTGTATTTATGCGCTAATTTAACCCAATACTCTCCTGTCTTAACTTTCCATTTGACAGTACCTCCTACAAAGATTCCATCAAAATCGGCCATTACTTTTCTTACATCATCGAATTCCATATCATCTTGAACTGCTAAATACCAATTATATTCTTTCATGTATTTTAATCTTGAATGCCATGCTAAACTAAATCTTAACGATTCAATACCTGCACCAACTTTATCAGGAACTACAATAAAATCTGGAGACATTTTAGATTTTGGTAATTTTTCATATATAGTTTTAAGAAATTTAGTTTTATCAAAATCTACACCATCAGTATATGATTTGTAAGCTCCATTATCTAAAGCCCAGTATTGCCAAGGAAACGCACTGTTTTGGCTGTATTTCCATGAACTTGGATTCAACATTAAACCATAATTTTTTTCTTTAAGATAACTTAATGTTTTGACTCCTGCTGTAGAGCCACAATATACTTTCATTTAATCAGCTCCAAACATTTTTTACAGTTTACAAAACTGATATGCCTATGTTTCATAATCCGATATTCCTGTTTTGTACAGCTATATCCACAAAGTGTCGTTTGTTCATCCTGACCTGCTTTGTGTCGTTTCATTAATCTATCGTAATAACTGACCCTTGAAAACAGTTGTTGATGTCAGATACTCCATGTTTAAGCTTCACATAGCAATGCTTGCAGTGAATCCTGTCTTCTGCCATTGTACTCCATTTAGCAAGCGGTTCTTTGCATTCTGGACATACTTTCCATTCTTCCTTTGTCAACGGATTCCCTTTGTTCATAATCCCTCCAACAAACTTTCTAATGACTTTACTGGCTCTTTATTTTCCTTAATCCAAACAGGTACGTAATCTAGCTCAGCACTTAATTTACCTCTTAGATAAACATTGCCATAACTATCAATCTTTGCTCTGCCACCTTTTGGCAATAATTGACTCCTTAACCAATTAGCAAATTTATTACTATTGCTGTCTTGTTCATCTAACACTTTCTTTTCAGTTCTATTCCAAATCTTACCTGAAGTATGTACTGATATTGTAGTGTAAACTTGGTCATTGCCTGCGTAATCTATTGGCATTATTATTTCTTCTTTGTTCACCCACTCACCCCCATTTCTCCACAAGTGCAAAGAATTTATCTTGAGCTGTCATTCTTTTACCTTTACTAGTTAAAGTATAGCTCGCTCTAGATTCTTCTACCTTTTCTATGTGGTCTGCTAATATAATCCACATTGCTTCTGACACATTGTCAAAATTATCTCTCATCCAATCAAGGATGTACTCTTTCTCTTTGTCAATGCCTACATGAAGCAGGACTGACTTTCCATTGTTGTTGTATTCTTTTCTTCGGGCCATTTATTCACCTAAGCTTCTTTTCTGCACTCCCATAAGTGACCACCTGCACGGCAGTTAGACAAATTACTACAGAAAGCATATTTGATGTCTTGGTATTCGTTTAGAGATGGCCTTAGAATACATAAGCAGTTGCATTCTGGACAGCTTACTACGTTTTCGTTATACAATGAACTTGGTAATTGAAGTTCACTTTCTTTCATTAATGCGGATTCGGTTGTTGAGTTCTGTTTGCTCATACCATATTAGTTTGGTAAGCATATATAAGCTTTTACCTTATGTTTTGTGCTTAGCACCTATTTTTCTAGCTACAAAATAGATTCCGAAAGGTTATAGAAAAAGTGGCCTTTTTGGAATAGGGCAAGACCAAACCCCCCTTGCATCTGTAACCACCTGCAAGTCAGGCATGAAACGGCAAAACCAACCGTGTTACTGTAAGTGGCCTTTTCGGAGAGGGCAAGGCCAGACCCTTCTTGCAAATTGTAACAGGCCCCTGCAAGACTTGGGCTTGATTCAGGGAACATACACCCTTTGTTACTGTAAGTGGCCTTTTTCGGAGGAGGCAAGGCTAGACCTCTCTTGCAACTGTAACACCCCAGCAAGATACGAGGCTGTTAAAGGGAATAACACACCCTTTGTTACTGTAAGTTGTTATGCCCTAAAGACGAGTATCGCACCCTCCATCTTATCTCTTTAGGGCTTAACCGTAACTTAGTGGGGGACTACTTAGATTCATACCAGCTCGGTAGATTGTCAGGTAGACTCGTTTGCCAAATCCTTACAAGGATTACCCACTATTTTGTGCGAATGCACTCAGGAGATAACTGTTTTAATGCCCCTATCACCGCAAGGCATACGGTCTTTGATTGTCTCCCCTACCGCACGGGGAATGTCTGATAAGCAAACGGCTCCATTGCAACTAAGATAGCTACTCTTAGCTGGCATTACTGCTGCACGGTTTCGAAGCGTGCCTTTTGAATTTAGTTTCGCCCTAGCTCTAGGCTAGTGTATTAGCGAACAACCGTTTGCGTATGACTGTATGTGTCAGGCACAAACCTACTTTGGTAGCTCCTCTCGTAGACAATACTTGCCCTTGGCCCTTCTCGCCACCTTGTGAGCGGAAAGAAGTTCTCCAAAAGCGTAAGTCTACACAAGAGGCCGTTCAACATGACAAGTTAGTGCATGGGATTTCACCCCTGCAACTGACTAGTGACGTTAGACAAAATGTCCCAGAGCTTGACCTCCTCGCCACTAGCAGCATGACGGTTTGTGCGTTTGACTGTAATCGCCCCAGATACCTACTCCAGTTTGTATCTTTTGAAACTACTTCTGACCTAACCAGTGGAAACTACGCCTTCTGGAAGTGTAGCAGCTAACTCGCTTATGTTATGTTAGTCATCGTCACGTCTGTTCTTGCGAACCTTCGGGAACTAAGCCATTATTTCGTTTCGGGGGCGTTTGTGTTTTGGTAAGAAGCCAGCCGTCGTAAGTGTCGCCACCTGTTAGCTGGTTGTTTCCAACCAAGTTGCCTAAGCAACAATACTATAGTTTCATAGGGTTATATATACTTTGGCATGGGCTGTTTGTGCTTAAAT